GCTTGTGCATCACTCTGGCAAAAACTTGGACGCAAAGGCTCGTGGGCATAGCTCACTGAGAGCTGCTGTGGAGACTGAGATAGAGCTGAGTTACGACGAGGCGACGGGCTTGCGTACTGCATTGGCTACCAAACAGAGAGACTTGGAGGGTGGGCGCAAGTTTCACTTTAAGTTGAATGTGATTGAGCTAGGGCATGACGCTGATGGAGATCCTGTTACGACGTGTACAATTACGCCGGCAAGCAGTGATGATGTTGAGACTGCCAATAAGAAAGCCATAAAGGGCAAGCAGCAGATATTATTTAAGACGTGCTTCCAACAGCTAAGAGGTGAGGGTGTAGGCAAATCTAATCCTGCCGGCGTTGGGTGGCCTGAACCTAACACGTTCTGGTGCATACATGAGGAAGAAATCAAGTCTCACTTCATGGGTAAAGTATCCGCGAGCAATCCAACTAGCACGTACAAACAAGCCTATAATGGCCTAATGGGTGGCGGTCATATTGTCCAAAATGAGGGATTTATATGGTTTACAGACAATTTTGGTAAAGTGAAGTAAAATGATACCTATTAATTACCTATTAATTGGCATTAATAATAACAATATCAATGACTTAGAGCATAACCTATTAATCATTAATAATAGCTCGTACCAAACCTATTATTATATTATTACACCTATAGGTGTAATATAATAGTAGGTAAATAATAGTAGGGTAAAATCGGGGTAAAGAATTATGAAACAAGAGATAAAGAAAAAGAACAACAAATGTCTGGCTTGGTGGCAAGCGAGGGACGAGCTAGGGAAGCGAGGTATGAGCGATGGTTAAGCAAGTGAGTAGTGATGGCGTGACGAGGTCTGAGGTGTTGGACACGGCAAAGCAATTGATTAACGGGGACAGGGCAAGGCAGTACGGAAGCGCGCAGGATAACTTTGGATGTATTGCGAAGATGTGGTCGGCTTACACTGGCACGCGGATTGATGCATCTGACGTGGCAAACATGATGGCACTGCTGAAGATTGCGAGGTTACGCAATGGGTCGCACGAGGACAGTAGCGTGGATGGCTGCGGTTATCTGGCATTGGCACATGAGCTGGCAAATGAGGTCACATAGGCTTGAACAACAGCCTCTCATGAGGCATAGTATAGTTAGCGGGTTCTCCTCCTCCCGACGCATTGTTTTGCATTTCAATGCGACGCCCGCTTAACTAGGGCGTGCGGTTATCTTTCCTCACTGCACGCCCACATAACACGGAGCAAAGCATTGTCTGAGTTCATCATCAACTTAACATTAGATTTACATTGTGCTGACAGTGATGATGCAGACCATGAGTTGAACGAGCTGTGCGATTACCTGACTGATAGGCTTACCATTGTGCCAGCTCAGACTGTACTGCAATCATTGGCAGAGGCGCTCATAGAGCTGCATGAGCAAGTGCTTGAGGAAGCAGAGCAGACAGTACATTGACTTACTGGCGGCATAACAGCGTGGGCAATGCGTGTAGATTGCGTGCGATAAAGCACATTGGCGCACTGTCACACGGGCGCATCCGCGTAATAGAAAGCAAAACTATAGTCAATACTTTCGGATAATCTGAAAGTTAACATAATATACATTATCGGACATACACAGGTAAATCCACAGTATATCTAATGATTACAATAGGTTAGCGGAATAAGGGCTAATATACAGCCAATATGAGCTATGCGTTGTTCCATTTAGGCGAAACTACACATCTGGCGCAGCGAAAAAGCCCCCCCGTCAACGGATTCTACGGGGGTAGTGTGTGTGTATAATCTCACGCACACGAACGCCCATATGTTGCTTCTCGAAAAAAAATAATTTAAAGTGTAATGGTGCATTACTTGAACTGCAAAAAGTAATGCACCTACACGGCAATAGCTATGAAAGGATAGCCGCGATGAAAAAAGAATTACCAACTGTAGAGTATTTACGCAAGACAATACGTTATGATGCAACGACGGGCAAAATGTATTGGCTCAAGAGAACCAAAGAGCATTACCCGCCTAAAACAGCAAACATCGAAAGATCAGTTAAATATTGGAATAGTAACTATGCCGGCAAAGAAACTGCAACCTACAAGGATGGCAGAGGATATCTTAAATGCAAGGTTAACAAGATAGCTTACGGCGCTCACAGAGTTGCTTGGGCATTATATCACGGCGAATGGCCTAATAAGCAAATCGATCATATCAATGGAAACCCATTAGACAACCGCATAAAAAACATGAGGGTTGTTAGTGTTCGTGAAAATGGTAAAAACAAAAAACGCCCTAGCACTAATACTAGCGGGATTATTGGTGTATCTTGGAATAAAAAATCATCAAAGTGGTCAGCACAAATAGGCGTTAATCGAAAAACAATTAACCTTGGATATTATGATAATATTACAGAAGCAGCGTCCGCTAGAAGTGCCGCAGAAAAAAAATATAATTTTCACCCCAACCACGGTAGATAGGAGAACAACAATGGCTGGCAAAGCATTACGCAGAAGAATACTTGCCGATGTACTAAGCAAAGGCGGTGCTGAATACTTGTTTGAGCAAATTGCCTCTGGCACAACGCTCACAGCCCTTGCGAAAGAATATGATTGTTCCCGGCAGTATCTCAGCACATCTCTCAAGACCATCCCTGAGTATGAGCAAGCCCTACGCAAAGCCCGCCAAGAGGCAGCGGACGCCCTCGTAGAGCAAGGTCTAACAATGGTAGATGATCTGGATGGCGGCAGCACATCAAGTGAAATAGCCGCCACCCGCGAGAAGGTGCAGTGGCGCAAATTCATGGCAGGCTCGTATAACCAAGAGCGATACGGGAATAGACCCCAGACAAACGTGACTATATCTGTGGGTGATATGCATTTAGACGCATTACGCAAAGTCAATTCCGATCTGGCAGCTATCCACAAAGAAGACCAAGAGCGTGAAGCCAAGACGATTGACGCAGATTACGAGGATGTATCCGATGAGTGATAACCCGTTAACAGAGTTTGTTATGCGCTACCGGGATGAGCCAGTGCTATTCGTCAAAGAGGTGCTAGGCGCTACGCCATACGATTATCAGGAAGAGTTCTTGAACGCCATTGCATCTGGCGAGCGTAAAATGTCCGTCAGGTCTGGGCATGGTACAGGCAAGTCTACATCAGCTTCTTGGGCTATGCTCTGGTTTCTCCTGCTACGTTTCCCCAATAAAGTCGTCGTCACAGCCCCCACGTCTAGCCAATTGTTTGACGCATTGTTTGCCGAGCTAAAACGATGGATTAACGAGTTGCCACCCCATCTACAGCAATTGCTAACCACCAAATCAGACCGCGTCGAGCTAACGTCGGCAGCGTCAGAGGCTTTCATATCGGCTAGAACGTCACGCGCAGAAACGCCAGAAGCGTTAGCGGGTGTTCACTCTGAGAATGTCTTATTGGTGGTAGATGAGGCATCTGGTGTGCCTGAGAAAGTCTTTGAAGCTGCTGCCGGCTCTATGTCAGGCCACAGCGCAACCACGCTACTTTTATCTAACCCCACACGATCTTCTGGTACATTCTTTGAGAGCCAAACACGTATGGCTAAGAGCTGGTGGACGCGCAGATGGTCGTGCGTAGATAGCCCGCTTGTATCAACAGAGTTTGTTGAAGAAATGCGTGAGCGCTACGGCGAGGATAGCAATGCGTTCCGCATACGTGTGCTTGGCGAGTTCCCTATGGCTGACGATGATACGATAATTCCGTTTCACGTTGCCGAGAGTGCCATACATCGAGATATTGAGGTTACGCCCGATATTAGGCCAATATGGGGCTTGGACGTTGCAAGGTTTGGCACGGACAAGACTGCATTATGCAAAAGATATGGCAATGTCGTGACAGATATTACCGCGTGGCAAGGATTAGACTTAATGCAGACTGTGGGTAGAGTAATGGCTGAATATGAAAGCCTATCGCCAAGCCTGCGCCCAAACGAGATCCTCGTGGATAGTATTGGCGTTGGCGGCGGTGTAGTTGATAGATTGCGTGAGTTAGGCGCTCCAGTGCGCGGGATTAATGTTGGCGAAGCACCCGCGATGGGCAAGACTTACACAAACTTACGCAGCGAGTTGTGGTTTAAGACAAAGGGATGGCTCGAAGATAGATCCTGCAAATTACCAAAGAATGACCAGCTCTTAGCCGAGCTAACTGGCATAAGGTACTCATTTACCAGCGCAGGCAAGATGAAAGCCGAGAGTAAAGACGAAATGCGAAGGCGTGGCCTAAAATCGCCCGATTTAGCCGACGCATTATGCCTCACGATGGCTTCCGACGCAGCTACAGCCCTATCTGGCGCAAATATAAGCTGGAAAAAGTCAATTAAACGCAATTTAAAGGGAATTGCATGAACCAAAAAAAATTTTCAAATTTGTCACCCAAGATGAAAAATTTAATGATGAATAAGTGGATAAAAAGCTATATGAGCCGTGGTTTGACGTTGGAAGATGCTCAACATGCCGCTAGGTGGCGCGCTGGGACGTGGAAGTTGTCAGATAGAATGCGCGTTGTACTAGCTAATATGGAAAAATTGTGATAGCTTGTAAAAAAACAACGTATAGGCGAAAATTATGCCACAAAATCAATTTATGAGCTTTTTAAACTCGTTAGACAAAGGCGCGAGCGACAGGAACAGCATTACCGAGTTTCTGGCTAACGTTTTGACGCCCGGTGACGAGATGGAATACGTTAATGGTCAACTTATGACTACTGGCGGCAAACCTGTTGAGAATATTGGCGATAAAACGTATTACGGCACGCTAGGCCAAGCTAATTTTGCGGGCAATGACCCCGTTAAGCAGGGTTTGCTATCAAAAATGACTGAAGCGCCCGATAAAACAGCGCGTAAGTTTGGTTTGCTAAATAAAGACGTGCAAGTGCCAGACAGTGACTATTACAGTTTATTATACGGCGTAAAGCCACTTGGCCCTATAAAAGAAACAGTTTTGCCTGACACAACTGACGAGCAAGAGTTCTTTAATTTTGTAGAAGAGTTTAAAGATGACCCAGCGTTTGGGGTATACAAAGGTAACTTGGAAATGATGCGCAAAGTATTTGACTTAATGAAGCAGCAGAATTTAGATTTATAATGGGCTTGTTAGATCAAAATACATACCAAGGTGGGACAAACGCTCAATGGGCTGACTATGTAGACAGCTTAAAGGTAACGCCAATGAGCTTTACCCCAATGGACGCCGCAAAGTTTGTAGCTGAAGCCACGCCTATTATTGGTGATGCTATGGCGGCTAAAGAAATATATGATGAGCTGCAAAAAGATAATCCTAATTATAAATATGCAGCAGGATTAGGCGCTTTAGCTTTAGTTGGCATTATACCGGGCGTTGGTGATGCGCTTAAAAAAGGTGGACGTGGATTACTTGACGTAGTTAACCGCATTGAAGTTGATCCTAACGCGCTGGGCATGTCTGGTGGTAATATTAGGTTAAAGCCGCCAACTAAAGAAGAACTAGACCCATACGGGTTTCAAAAAACAAAAATGGATATACCTCTTTCAGACGTTGATGTAGATTTTACTCCAGACCCCAATCTTTCACCAAAGAAAAAATTAGACTTAGAAAGCTTAGAAGGGAAAGTGGCTGTACCTCTCATGGGTGATAGGTCAAGCGTTGGCACTGTTAAAGGCCTACTAGGAAACACATTTGAAAATCCTGTAGATGTTGGCGGCGGTATAGACTTTATGAGGTCTGGAGCAAATCAACTAGATGATGCTATTTGGGCATCTAAAAAAGGAATTATATCAAGAATTGATAATAATGCTGCTAAATTACAAGAAGCTAATAATGGAGCGGATATAGTTGGTATTTCATTAGGAATGTCTCCAGATGCAGTTGATTTTGCTGATTTTACGTCTGAAGTTATGGCAGAAATGGTAAAGTTTGCGCCAATTAAAAAATCTGACGTAATTCAATATGACCAATATATGAAAGCGTATGACCCCAATTGGGTAGGTTTAGAAAGTCCAGATTTAAGACCTTATTTAAAAATGGTAAAACCAGACATTAGAAAAGCATTTATTAGAGGTATGGACAATAGGGCAATGCAAGATGCAGGCTTTCCAAGTCCTGCTATGATAAGAAAATCGGTAACAGATCCTAATCAGGTAAATATGGGAAGTGGAATGGCTGGGCTTTCTGTTGGTAAAATTAACCCAAAAAGTGGTTTATTATATAATAATGCTAAAGACTTTAAAAAAGGTTCTAATATTCAAGGACTAGCTCAAGTTCCCCACAGTACATATGATACACAAATAAAAGGTGAATATTTAGGAGGCGTGGAAACTCCAGTTTATCAAGGTGAAGTATTTAAGGATCTTTGGGACTCTATGTCTGGAAAAACAACAAAAGCAGGAAAGCCATTAAACAATGCGCACAAAACGCATGCATTAAAAACTAAAATGTCAGGCCAACTTTTAACTGAAGAAATTTTACAAAATATTATGAATGCGCAAGGGCTTCTTCGATGAATAGTGGTGGTACTTCGTCTGCGTCTACTTTTAATAGTAAACAAACAAATCTATCAAATTGCTCAATAGCAACTGGGTCTTTTTGGTCAAAAAACATTGCCCTTAAAACAATATCTTCACGAATTTTTTCTAAATATGCGTCTGTCATAATTATCCCTCCTACGGATTATTATCTTAACTTTTTATATTACAAAACGCAATACCTAGTACAACATACATAAATATGTTATACAGAAATAAACTGAGAGCTGACTAATGCCAATTACAACATATGCAGAATTAAAGACAACTATTGCAGATTTTCTTAACCGAGATGACGTAGCAGCAATTTCGTCTACGTTTATATCAAACGCTGAAGATGATCTAAACCTTCAATTGCGTCATTGGCGGCAAGAGAAGCGAAGCACAGCC